TACTTCCATGATAACTCCTATGTTATATCTACTACTTCACACACGTCACCAGAGCAAGCAAATGTTTGACTCGACTTCGTGTTGTCTTCTTGTTCATACCCTGAAAGCTTAGTCCAGTCAATCTTTTTTGGCATGGTCTTGAGTAATTCTTTGTACTCTTCCTTGCTGCAATCTTGATATGGAGCTTGCTGATAGGTATGGTCTGAGTGTGGTAGGAAAGATACACCTGACATTTCATCAAAGTGTTTATAGACAAAGGCTCCTACCTCAAGCCATTCATCATCACGTACTGAAATTGTTACTGAGGGCTTATGCTCACACCAATGTCTTTGATATGTAAGCCAAGTCTCTAGTTGTTCAATAGCAGTCATGTCGTTGCGTGTCGTTGCTTTCTCTGGTGCTTGTACAGGGAAGCTGAACACGGTTGTAGTGTCGCTCTTAAATACACATGGCTCATTAGGTACACCATTGTCCATCATAAACTGTGTAAGGGGATCTTTATTATCACCTCGTACAGTACGGATGTAATATGGAGAGTGACGAGCATGTATACCACTGGCACTGTCCACCAACTGCGAGACAGTACCCGAAGGTTTGACGCAGGTAATAGCAGCAGACTGAGGTATACCAAGCAGAGAAGCATATTCATCGTTAATGCCCACAGCGACAGTTCGTAAGTCATCTAATAGTTTCTCCAAGTTAGCGTTGACTGAGGTCATCAATGGGTTGTCCATGATACCTGTTAGCGACACACCAAGCAATCTCTCTTCTTCTGTATTACGTTGCCACACTTTACGCAAGTAAGGAAACTTTGTGTACGAGCTTTGGATTGTGCCAAGTATTGTGGCGAGTTTGACTTTACGCTCCAAGTCTTTAACCGAATCAGTGGCACGAACAACAACTTCCGTAAGGTTGCAGAATTGGTAGGGTCTAAGTATGATTTCACTGCACGGATTAGTTCCAAACTGCCAGTCAGGATCACGCCTACCATACTTAGCAGCCTGTGCTTTTGATGCTTCACGATTAAATATTCCCCTCTCTCCTGATTTACTTTCTACTAATGCTGTCCACTCACGCATGAATGTTTCTATGTCTGGCTTCTCTGTGTATGATACAGAGTTGTTAGCCAATGCTCTGTGTGGTGCTGTCTCCCACCACTGTCCTGACTTAGCGTGACGCATACGATCATCACTAAGGTTAGACAGAGAGATCATAGCACTGCGTCTGACACCACCCACCACAACTATCTGACCAATGAAGCACATCAAGTCATGGCATTCCATAGAGGTAAGCTTACGTCCTTGTGCATGTTTGAACGTGTTGACTGAGAAGTTAAACAACTCGACAAGAGGTCCAGGTCCACTGGCTCTACCACCAAACGTCTTGAGCCTAGCACCTGCAGGACGTACACGAGTAACATCCCACTTGGGTATCTCACCTGCCCATAGCAACGCTAGTAGTTGTCTGAACGACTTAGCCCATCCCTCTTTGCTATCCTTAACTACAATAGTAGTCTCACTGTCAAACAAATCAGGTATTTCTGGTAGCTGCTGCACAAACTGACGCTCAACACTGAAGCCTACACCAGTACCACACAACAGTATGAACATGGCCTCATCGAAAGACTTAGGGTCATCGACAGGTAGGTATGAGCAGTTGTATCCTGCTGTGTTATCTCTGTCCAACGCAGGACCACTAGTCATCATGGCCCTCATGCTTGGCATTACATCTAAGCTAAGTATAGCTTGCTCTATCTCGTTGCTCCACGAATCATTGCCTAGCTTTGGACGTACTACATTATCCATGTAGCGTCCTACTGTCTCAGCCCATGACTCACGGCCTTTGCCATCTACATACTTAGCGTAGCGTGACTGGTGTATAAAACTTTGGTAGTCCGTTGGTAGTAAGTTACTCATTTATCTTCCCCTATATTTGTTGGTGCATATACCTCACCATTATATTTACTTCCTGTTGCACCTTTACCTGTCTCTACTCCATTGTTACATTTGAAAACTACTAGTAGTAAAAACAATATAGCTACTAATGTAGTTCTCTTTGACCAAAGTATAAACAGTTCAAATGTTTTCTTTGCTTCTATCTCTGCTGATTCTCTTGGTGTCACTTGTAATATATAGTCCATATGATCATCACAACTACCCAAAGAATTATGGTCATACCTAAATGTATCTGTGTCATGTCAGTCATCTGGTATCCCCACTTCCTTGTATAGTTCCTCTCTCCTGTCTACTCTTTAACTTAGCTAGGTTATTCAACGCTACGTCTGCCATGTCTATCTCTAAGTCACGACACAGTGCAGCAATATACCACAGCACATCACCGATCTCTGCTGCTATATCTTCCTTGTTGAAGGTATCATCACGCAGCCACTTCTTAACCTTACCTTGCACCTCACCTGCCTCATTACCCAAGCCTAATGCAGGGTAGATGATAGGATCAGTATAGATAGCAGTCTTCACTGCTTCTTTTTGATACTCATTAAAGTTCATTGTCTCTCCTTCACTACTAGATTCTGTATCTTTATATCATCTACATCATGCATGACATTACTTACTAAATCATACACGTCTTCCTTATGACCTTCTTGGTGGGAAGATAAAAAGTTATTCTCTTCATCCACCTCCATCATATATGTAACACTAAACTTACGTTTCATTTATGCTTCTCTTTATATACCTCAATGAGTTTGTTCAAGTACCATTGTGCTTTCTGTAAATCCTCTAAGCCACCCTTGTAGTCATACCTCCATACGTACTTCAGTATGTTACCTTGTAGGTATCCTTCTTTGTTGTGGTTAGTTGCAGCGAGGATAGCATCAATACATTCTATACCTGCTTGGTTATAATGTGGTGGATGGTTTACTAAGTCACTCACTTTTACTTCCTTTAGTTCTTCTATTTCATCAAAGTCCTTAAACATATCTTCTACATCAAAGTCTATTTCAAACTCTTCTTCTGTCATGCTTCACCTAACGTCTTTGTCCACTTGGTTAATTTAATTACGTTACCTTCTGTGGTATAGTCCATATCTTCAGAAAGTTCAACCTGTGATTCAGCATATTGTTTAGGAAATAATTCTTTTAACAGTTCATGCCTTGCATCATCAAAGTATTCTATTAGTTCAGGGTACTCTTCCAGTACCTCAGATGCTGCTGCCATAGTCAGTGCATAATCCATAGCTGCTCTCATAGCTATAGGATGCTGCTCATCACCAAAGATTAAACCTGTCTTTAGTATACCTGTCCATGAACCATCTTCCTCTGTCTCAGGGCTAATGATTATAGCAACATCACCATCCTTTAATTCGTAACCCATTAGGTTCTCCTTTTAACTATGACACGCTGACTGTTCATCCGCTTGCCTTTTTCTAGTAGCCACCCTTCAGGTATAACACGATGCGCCCACTTGAAGTTCTTCTGTTCACACCAGTCACAGTACCTAGACTTAGCCCCTTTATATAATCTTTGTTTAGCGTTGCTGAATACAAACCTGATGTCTAGCTTTGGATGCTGTCTCTGTATCTCTACATGTTTGCGTCTATCTGCTGCACTAAATATTCCTTTGGTTTCTATTATGATACCGTTGTCTAATTCAAAGTCAGGTGTGTATGTGCGATAGCGTAAGTCTTCCCACTCTATCTTTATCTTCTCATACTCTACTGACTTCTGTCTAGTCTTTAGAAACGTAGCAGCCTCTTGTTCAAGACCGCTACGGTATAACATTTTGTTATGTCTACGTTGCAAGACCATCACCTATTGAAACGTAGTCAACTTGCGGTGGGTTCTTAGCTTTAGATACCCTTGATGGTATTGTCTTTAAAGTATCCCAACACTTATGCTTGAAGCTACAAAATCTACAGGAACTATTGAGTACCATGTTACCTGTTAGCTTCTTATAGAATGTCTCAGGCACAGGCTTGAAGCATCTTTCGAACGGTTCATCTTTCTCTATATAATTTACCGTTTCCTGGATGTCTTCTATTACCTTATCAGAGTCAACCTCCGAAGCACTGACATACTTAAACTCACCGTTGCCTTTGTTGACCACCCACCAACCACCTACTTCCTTTCCTGCAGCCTTTGAGTAACCTACTAATTGTGGTATGTATCCGAAGCCATCACCCTTCTGTAATGCTTCAAATGATTCGAACTTATTTGTGTATGACCAAGGTGATGCAGAC